CCAGGTCCAGGATGGCGGCGGGGCCTATCCGGGTGAGCCGCTGGGACATGATGGCCCAGCCGGCCACCTCCATCACTGCGGTTGAGGACTCCGTATAGAGCTGGGCCTCCAGGGCGGCCGCCAGGTCAGCCACCTTCACGGCGCCGTCCCGGAGCGGGTCCCCAGGGGCGGGGTAGGGCAGGCCGTGCGCTGTTGTGCCAGGCATGGTGTCTCTCTCCTTCTATCTCGGACGCCACGTGGTGGCGGCCGTCCAGGTGATGGCTTCGGGCACGTCCGCCCAGGTGAGGTCCGCCGGCGCGGAGGACCAGGTGGCCGGCGCCGCGGACAGGGCCAGGTCCGCCAGGTTGAGCTGGAAACGCCACTTGTTGGCGGTGATGGTCTCTGTCCAGCCCTCCACGGTGAACAGGCCGGCGCCGGCCAGCTCCGGGACCACCGCGGGGAGGTCCTGGAGCTGCACCACGTCCCCTACCTCCAGCTTCAGCAGCTGGCGCACGGCGTCCCTGGCCACCGTGTCTCCGGTGTCCTGCCAGCGCCGAATCAGGTCCAGGGCGTCCACGGTCACGGAGTCCAGGCGATAGGCCGGCGTAGCGCCGGCGCCCAGCAGGTCCTGGGCGCGGGACCTGGCGCCGGAGTAGTTCGCCAGAACAGAGTCCAGCCGGTCCGGGACGGCGCCGCGGAGCGCCACCTGGGTCTCGTCCTCCACGGTGACGTAATAGCGAGGGTTGTTGTCCTGGGACCCGTACTCCACCGTGACCTGGTTGGCAGCGGACGCCTGGGGCAGGGTGAGCGGCGCGGCGTAGTGGTCGGAGGTGAGGACCAGGTGGACCGTCCCGGTGGGCGTCCGGTTGCGCCAGGACACCACGTTATCCCGGCTCTCCAGGTAGCGGCCGCCGGACGCTTCCTGGAGTTCGCCTAGCAGCTTGTTTGGCGCCTGGGCGTCAATGTCGCGCGCCAGGACGGTATAGCCGGTGGTCTCCAGGGTCCCCAGGGTGAACCATTCCCCGCTGGCGGAGCCGAAGGTGTACGCCAGCTCGAGGATGCGCTTTGCCCTGGCGCCGGCGGTCTCTTCCGGCCACGGCTCGTCCCCGATACGGACGGCGCCCAGGCGCGCCAGGTTGGAGGTGGCGATGAAGGACAGCGTGGACGCGGAGCTGGCGCGGTTCACGGTCAGCTCCGGCTCTCCCACGGTCCCCACGAAGCGGGTAGCCGCGGCCAGCGCCTCCGCTTCCGTGTCGTACAGATCCCAGGCCGGCATCTGCACCTCCACCGGGTCCCCGCTGGAGACCGGCAACAGGCCGGATACCACCAGGTCCACGGATGCGGTGGCCGGCGCCGGCATACCGTCCGGTGTGGAGCGGCCGCGCCGGATGGTCAGCGCCACCTGGTTCTCCGGTCCGGCGGAGCTGGACTCCGCGGAGACCGTCCCGTTCAGGAATCCGGTATGCCAGCCGGCCACGCCGTCCACCCAGACAGCCGCGCCCACGGCCTCCGCGGGGACCAGCTGGGCGGTGGAATGGTTGGCGCTGGTCTCATTCGGAGCCCAGGCGCCAGGCACGTAGTCCGCCGGGTCCACGTAGTCCAGCTCCGCGTCCACGTAGCCTCCGCCGGCCAGGATGAAGCGGACGCCCAGGACCAGCCGGCCGGCGGGGGATGCGGTGGCGTAGCCGGAGACGGTCCCGGTGATGGTGTCCCCAGGCACGACACGGACCGGGTTTCGCCGGGAGTTCAGCCACAGCCGGCCGGTCCCGGTGAAGCGTAGGACACGGTTGGGGTAGGTGGGGTCCGCGGTGGGCGAAGGGTCGAACAGGTAGGTCCAGGGCGTGACGCCGCCGGACCAGGTGGCGCGGAGCGCGTCCAGCTCCGGGGCGTTGAGGTCCCCACCGTTCCCGAAGGCGTAGCCGGATGCGGAATAAGCCACATACAGACCTTGGAGCTGGTAGTTCAGCGCGCGGAGCAGGACACCCTCCCGCGTCCTCCGGTACGGCATCAGCGGCCGTCCCTACGGTCAGCCTTCGCCAGCAGGTCCCGGATGCGGTCCGCGGTCCCCACCGGGTCCAGCGCGCCGTCCACGGTGATGTAGGTCCGCCGGTCCACGATGACGCGGCCGCCGGCGCCACCGCCGGCGCCCACCAGGCCGGCCGTCATGGCGGACGGTGACCAGGCGAAGCGCGCGCCGCCGGTGAGCGCGCCCACCGGACCGGCCAGAGACACGGCGCCTGTGGTGTAGGCCGCGCCGGCCGGCGGGAGCTGGGCGCCGAAGAGACCAGCGATGCCGGAGGCCAGGCGGCCCACGCCGGAATTCCGGATGCGGTCCACCAGGTTCCCCACCCAGTGGTAGGCGTTCTGCAAGCTGGAGACCAGCCAGCTGATGGTGGAGATAACGGCGCCGATGGCGTAGCCCAGGCCGGTGAAGGCGCCACCCAGGACGGTCCCCACCACGGGATAGAGCCGGTTCGCCATGAATTCGGCCACCTGGCGGACCCAGCTCAGTAGGGTCCGAAGCTGTGGCTCATTCCGGGAAATGGCGCCGCGCACGACGTCGAAGCCGCGCCGGAGGCCGGCCAGGGCGTTCCCCAGGTAGGTCCGCAGGCCGGGGGCGATGCGCTGGACGAACCAGTTGTAGAGGCTGGCGCCGGCCGGGACCAGGGTGTTCCGGATGAAGCCGCCCACCCTGGTAATCATCGGACCCAGGCTGGTCCCCAGCTGGCCCGCGAGCTGCTTGCTGGCCGGGAGGACCTTTGTGTTCACCCAGCCAAAGAGGGACGTGAGCATGGGCAGGAGCGCCGTGCCCAGGGTGGCCTTCACGTTCTGGAACTGTGCCCGTAGCCGCTCCTGCTGGCCGGCCAGGGTGTTGGATTCCCTGGCGAAGGCGCCGTGCGCGCCGGCCGTCTTCTCTGACAGGAGCTGGAGTGTGGCGGTGGCCTGGGCCGTCTTTAGGGCGGCGCCGGAGAGCTGGTCCTGTCCCTGGGCGGCCAGGCGCGCCTGGACGTCCGCGGCCGTGATGCTCACGCCGTAGCGCTCAATGGGGTCACGCTCACCACGCAACAGGGAGCCGACAGCGCCCACCGCGTCCGAGACGGAGCCGCCGAAGGTGGCGGCCAGGTCCGCGCCCATCCCAATGAGCTTGTCTGTCTCCGTGGCGGCCTCCGCCTGGGAGCGACCCATGCCTTTGAGCTGGGAGCCCACCACGGTGGCCAGGTTCCGATATTCAGAGCCGGCCAGGCCCAGCCGGGTGGCGGAGTCCTGGGCGAAGCGCTCCACCGTCTTCGCGTGCTTCCCGAAGACGGATTCGACGGCGCCCACGCTCTGCTCCAGCTCGGACGCCGCGGACACGGCCGCGCCGGCCACGCCCAGGGCGGCCGCGCCGGCCGCGGCCACGCCCAGGGCGGCCACCGCGCCGGCCTTCTTGACGGCGCCGCCCAGCTTCCCCAGGCGGCTCTCCGCCTGCTGGACGCCGGGACCAACCTTCTTAGCGTCCGCGACGATGTCTACGCGGAGGACAGCTGGGCGGCCCATCTAGGTCTCCTTCGGTGGTGGTGTGGCTTCGTGTATCGCGTTCAGCAGCTGGCGCATCGCGCCCAGCTCTCCGACTGTGCAGGCGCGGAGCTGGGCCGGGGTGATGCCGCCCCACGCCCTGGCCAGCTGGACTAGGGCGTGGGTTCCGTAGGGTCCTGGCGCGCCTTCGCCTCCAGGTCCTCCAGGGTGGGCGCCGGCTGGGCCGGGTCATCCTCGTCCTGGGAGGTGTCGAGCGCCGGCGGTGGCGTGGCGGTGACGTAGACCAGCTCCTTCGCGGTCAGCTCCAGGTACGGCTGGAGCTTCGCCTGGCGGTCGTGGCGCTTCGCGTGGAGCCAGGCCACGTAGGCCAGCGCCTCCCACCTGTCCTCCGTGGGCGTGGTGATGGCGTGCACCAGCTCCACGCTCCGGCCGTTCTGGCGGGAGAGCGTGGAGTTCGCCAGCCGCAGCTCCGGGACCGTGAGGCTGTCCAGGGCGTCATCCGTGAGCTGGAGCGCGTCCCGCAGCTCCTGGACGGTCTGCTGGCGTGTCTTCTCTGTGGCGGTCATGGGTCCTTCTCCTGTTCTCAGTAGGTCCGGCCGTACATGGGCGCCAGGGCGGCGTCTATGTCGGCCAGGTAGGCCGGGAGCCACTTTGGCTCCGTCTCCTGTGCGGCTTCGGCCACGAATGGCTGGGCCTCTATGCCGCGCGCCGGCCAGCCCCAATGAATGGGACCGGCGTAGGGCACGCGCGCGCCTCCCCACAGGACGGAGACGCGGCCGGCGGCGCGGGAGGCGCGGCCGGAGCCGGCCAGCCTCCCGGAGCCGGGACGGCGCGGAGCCTTCGCGGTGGCGGCCTGGACAACCACCTGGCCGGCTCTGGCGTTCGCGTCCTTGAGGTCCGCCAGGCCGCCCTCCAGCTGGCGGAGGTCCCGCCGGAGCCGGCGTAGGCCGTCAATGCGGACGGACGCGCTACCAGAGCCGGCCACCGGACTAGACGCCTCCGTAGGCCGGCGTGGGACCCGTCTTCACGGCCCACTCCGCGTCAGAGGTGTTCCGGCTGGCGACGTCGCCACCGATTTCCACCGCGCGGACCTTCACCGTGCCGGAGTAGGACACGGAGCCGGCCACGTCATTCGGCTTCCACACGAAGGGGACAACCTCCCCGTTGTTGTCCAGGGCGAAGGCGATGAAGCCGGCGGGGTCGTCGAAGTCCTGAATGGCGGTGATGTTCAGCGCCCAGGTGGTGGTCTCGTCCGGTTCGATCACGTCGCCGGACAGCACCTCCACCCGGTCTCCGTCCTCGTCAAAGTCCGGCGAGAGCTTCACGTTCGTGGGTTGCGTGGCGAAGCTGATGCCGTCGATAGTGAGCGTTCCGCGCCTCACGCGGGAATCGGTGATGCCGGCCGGGACCGTCATGGTGGTCTCTCTCTTTCTCAGGTGGTGGTGAAGGTGGCCACATAGCAGGCCAGCTCACCGGATGGTGTGGTGTAGGTCCCTGGGTCTGCGGTCTCTAGCGGGAGCTGCTGGTTCAGGGCGTCCAGCAGCTCATCTATGGCGGTCCAGCCGGCCAGGGTCCCCGGTCCGGGACCCAGGACCAGCAGGCGCCAGGTGGCCTCCTTGGTCCGGTAGTCGATCGCCGGCGGAGCGACCAGGACCACCGGGAGCTGCCGGACGCTAATCCGCTTCGGGTCCACCACGGTGGGCACGCCGGCCGCGGTGAGCTGGTCCGCCAGCTGCTCCGCGTAGGCGGTCATGGGCGTCCCCATCAGCGGACCCGCGGCTTCCCGTAGCGGCCCAGGCCCAGCATCCGGTCAATGTCCGCGTCATGGGCGCGGACGGCCTGGGCGCCGAACTCCCCGAAGGTGGCCAGGCCGGCCGGAGAGCTACGGCGCGCCAGGAGCCTGGACACCAGGAGCATGGCCCCGGAGCGCACCGAAGCCGGGATGTCCTCCGGCGCGGCGTCCAGGTAGACCAGGGAACGCTTCACGCGCTCCACGTAGTCCGCGGCCGCCTGGCGCGCCACCTCCACGTCCGCGGCTTCCGCGTCCGTGATGGTGGCGCCCAGGTAGGCCGCCACAGCCTCTGGGTCCAGCCAGGCGTAGGGAGGTGTGGACGTGGCGGGCATGGGGAGTTCAGCCCACCTGGAAAGGCGGAGTGTTCTCCGGGTCCACGTCCGCCGGGTCCAGGTTGTCCTGGTCCACGTGGACGCCCTGGCCGGCCAGGAGCTTCTCCGGGTCCTCCGCGCCGGCGTCCGCGTCCACGTAGACCAGGCGGCCGCCCTCGTCCACGACAGGCCGGCCGCCGGAATCCAGCGCCAGGCGCCGTCCTCGCAGCTCTGCCATCAGCTTCTCCGTTCTGTGCGATTCGGTGACAACCTTCGGTTGCCAGGGTTGTGGAGGCTCCGGCCGGCCGGACCAGCAGGGAAGCCAGGCCGGCCGGAGCGGCTTATCAGGCCGTGGCGGTGGTGAGCCGCCTCACGCCCTCCGCGCGCAGGACGGCCGCGGCCACGTAGGCCCACAGCGCCAGCTTGATGACGCCGGGACCCTCCGGCTGGTCGAAGCGGAACGTGAGGACCTGGGACTCCGCCACCAGGACGTCCTCCGCCTTGACCAGGAAGGTGTCCGTGGACGCCAGCCGCGAGCTGGGGAGGATGTAGCGGCCGTCCAGGTTCAGCGCCTGGTAGCCGGCCTCCAGGCGGCCTGCGGTGTTCACCGGGTTGACGGTGGGCAGGAGCGGACGGCCGTCCGTGGCCTCTTCGCCGGCGTAGTCCGTGAAGGCGCCGGTCCCCGCGAAACCGAAGTCGTAGGGGGTGTCATCCACCAGGGAGAACGCGATGGCCTCCCGGCGAAGCTCCGCCACCGTGTCCACGCCGACGGTGGCCGCGCCCACGGCCTCCAGAGCGGTGGCCACCTTCCCCTCCGACTTGCGACGGTAGTCCCGGAGCATGGCGCGGGAGGCGATGCCGTCAATGGCCGGGTTGCTGGAGTCAATCAGCTCCCGGCTCACCCGGTAGGCGCCGCTGACAGCCTTCGGGGTGACCAGGCCACCGCCCAGGGTCAGCGTGCCCTCCGCCACGTGGGCGGTTCCCTCCACGTGGTCTCCCACGCCGTCGAACTCCCCTTCCTGGGGGATGCGGAAGGGCGTGGCGTCCGTGAGCCGAACGTTCCGGAGCCGCTGGAACATCGGCCGGCCGCGGTCCACCGCGGCCACCAGCAGGTCCCCACGGTAGGTCTCCTCCTGCACCAGCTCCGGCGCGCTGGTCCGGGTCTCCACCGCGAAGCTGGCCAGGTCCGTCTCGCCGGCGGCGCGGAGGAAGGCGAAGAGCGCCGGTCCGCCCTGGGCCATCTCCTGGGAGAAGCGCCGGAGCCGGTCCGCGGCGTCCGCGTCGCGGTTCTCCCAGGCGTTGAAGCTGTCGCGGACGAAGCTGTGGCCCTGGCCGTTGAAGCTGTAGGTGGGCGCCTCCGCGGTGATGGTGGCGGCGCCGTAGCCGGCCGGCGGCGTGGGCGCGGCCTGGGCGGCCTGGACGGCCGGCGGCGCCGGCTGGGTCTGGACCTGGCCGGCGGCCTGGGCCTCCGGCTGGGCCGGCGGGGTCTGGACGGCCGCCTGTGCGGAGGCCACGCCGGCGGCGAAGCTGGCCAGGGCGGTGGGGTCGCAGCTGGTCACGCCCTCCGCGTGGACCTGGCCGCAGCTCGTGCACTTCATGGTGTTCCCTTCGGTGGTGGTGATGGTGCGGGCATCCGACCAGGCGGCCAGGATGACGGTGGAGCCGCCGGAAGCGGCGACGGAATCGACGCGGGCGGCGTCGAAGGCGGGGACGGAAACCAGGCTGGTCTCCCGGAGGACTCCGGACGCCTGGACGCCGGCGGCCGTGCGGTCCCGGCGGGCGCGCTCCAGGGTGGCGGCGTCCAGCGCCGTCCCCACGGAGAAGGCGTCCCGGAGGCCGTGGGAAGCCT